TTGAACTGGCGAATGAGAATACGGCGAACTATAAAATTTATTTCGACGTTGTACCTTATAATATTACATTGCTGGCCGGCTATATTCTGGACGAGGAGTTTGGCGACCAGATTTTGGACGAGTTGGGTTTTCCGTTGGTTTCGGAAACTTCGATTCACCTTGGAGCGAGTATTGGTTTCCAGTTCCAGACGTTTGCGGGACTTTATGGCCAGGATCGGACGCTGGGGGTGGTGTTTAGCGCGGAGAACGATAATTTTGAGGCGCCGCATTACAGCAAGAGCCACCTGGATGAGAAGAATGCGGTGATCGTGAAGGGCTTTGGGCGCGGGGACAGCCGGCAGAGCGATTGGGTGTTGGACGAGAGGCGCATCAATCAGAGCCGATGGAACCGATGCGAGGTGTTCCGTGACGGGAGCCAGGAACCTGACCAGGCAAACCTGGCGAATATTGGACGCGCCGACCTTTGGGACGGGGAACCGGTGGAGGAGATTTCGGGTCAGTTTTTGAATGTGCCTGGAGGTCCTGATACGCCGCGCTCGCTTTATGGCGTGGATTGGGATTTGGGAGACCTGTTACCCGTGGAATATGCGGATAAGCGGTTTGACGTGGAAGTGAGCATTGTGTATGTGGCGATGGATGAGAGCGGACGCGAGACGGTGACGGGAAGGAATGAGGTGATGGGAGGAGGGGAGTGAAGAAAGTATGAATTATGAAGTATGAAGTATGAAACCCCACCCCTGCCCCTCCCCTTTTGGGTACAAAAGGAGAGGGATGAAGAAGGAGAATGAGAGATGCCTGCGATTCGACATGATGATTTGATGTTACGGCTGGTGAAAGAGGTGAACGATATTAAGGCGGCGTTGCGGAGGATTGTTCCGAACCTGCCTTTGTATGATATTGCGAACGAGAACACGCCGGCGCAGTTGACGGCGGATCAGAATAATTATGCGCCAGGAAACTACGATGTTTTGAAATTATCCAGCACATTGGACGTTAGTATTACTGGGGTGCGGGGCGGAGTGAAGGGAAGAAGTTTGAAGTTGTATAACATCGGCGCATTTTCGATCACTTTGTCTCATCAAAATCTTTCGTCGGATGCCGCGAATAGATTTGATTTTGTCAATGATATCGATTTTATCATTCCCCCTTCTGGCAATGCCTTGATCTATTACGATTCTGCGATACAGCGTTGGATTGGCGGAGACGGCGCCAGTCTGTACGGTATGCTTAACGAAGTAACGCCCCCACAAATAACATCCAATCAAAATAATTATGACATCGGATTTGCCGACATACTGAGACTTTCAACGGATGCAGATCGAATAATCACAGGGCTGGATGGCGGTGTGCAAGGGCGCTCATTGAAAATATTTAATATTGGTTCATACGCGATTATATTGGCGCATCAAAATACTGCTTCAAGTGCATCTAACCGATTCAAATTTTCGATCATAACAAATGTAATAATTATGCCAGGATCAAACATAGATTTGTATTATGACGTCACACAGGCACGATGGATTGACAACGCTCAACTGGAGGATAATAGAATCTTAAAGGAAAAAACTTCTGTTACTCTTACAGGAGATCAAAACAACTTTGATCCAAGCGATTATAGTGTCATATTGCTTTCACCAGATTTTGCGACGCGGACAATTACAGGAATAAGCGGAGGCGTAAAGGGAAGATTATTGAAAATATTAAATACTGGCGGATTTTCAATTATATTATCGAACGAAAACTCATCTTCCAGTATCTTTAATCGTTTTTCGTTTAGTAATGCCGAAGATTATTGGATTCTACCATCTTCAAATGTCGAATTGTATTATGATAGCAATGCCGGAAGATGGAAACACGCGGGACAATGGTCAACAACATCCGCCTTGTGTCAGGTGATAAATTCAAGCGCGCAAACTATTTCTAACGCGTCTGTAACAACCATTGACCCTGGCATTATAGTTAAGGATCAATACGGTTATTATGATGATACTGCCAATGAAATTGTTTTCCCTATGGGTGGATTTCAAATGATAAACTTTTTTGCACAATGGGATGATACCGATCCTGTTTCTGGAAATATACGAAGATTACTTATTTATGAAAACGCATCACTCATAGTTGCCAATACGGCTCCAAGTTTTGTGGGTCAATTCACGGAACACGAAGTAAATATAGTCGGATTTTTTAGGGTGGGTTCGCGTTGGAATTTCAAGGTTTATCAAGAAAGCGGAGGAAACCTTGACTTGATTAATACAAGAATTACGGTTTTTAAGATAAATTAATGAGGTAAAAATGGCAAAAATTTCAGAATATCCGAGTGGCGGTGCGCCTGCAAGCGGTGACTTGTTCATTGTGGCGAGGAGTGGAACGAATGTGCGCTTGCTGTATAGCGCTTTGGTTTCTGCATTGGACGCGCTGTACGCTCCAATTGCGAAGGGCGTGACGAATGGGAATTCGCATGACCACGTGGGAGGCGACGGCGCGGCGATTGTGGAAGCGGCGATAACGCTGGCGGACAACACCACGAATAATTCGTCCACGACGAAGCACGGGTTTTTGATCAAGGCGACCGCGCCTGGGGCGGGGATTCGGAACGTGGTGGCGATTGATAACGCGGAGACGGTTTATAAGGTGACGGCGCTGGTGGATAATACGAATCCTGCGGCGATTGGGACGGCGGGGCCTGGGACGAGTCTTTTAGCGGCGAGGAGGGATCATATTCATGGCGCGGCGGAATCGGCGATCACATTCACGGATATCACCACGAACGACGCTTCGACGACGAAGCACGGGTATTTGATCAAGGCGACCGCGCCTGGGGCGGGGATTCGGAACGTGGTGGCGATTGATAATGCAGAGACGGTTTATAAGGTGACGGCGCTGGTGGATAATACGAATCCTGCGGCGCTCGGGACGGCCGCACCTGGGACGAGTCTTTTGGCGGCGAGGAGGGATCACGTTCACACGGGATGGACTTTGATCAGAAAGACGGCGGACGAGATAAGAACGGCGACTACTACGCTGACCTCCGATACCCACCTTGTGGTCACTTTGCTGGCAAATAAAACATATGCTATACGAGGGGCGTGTTGGTTTGACACGACCGCGGCGGCAGATTTCAAATATCGATTTACGTTTTCTGGAACGCTGTTGTATATCCAACACGTTCAGTTCGCGGCAGGAAGTTCGTTGGTAACAGACTCGGTTGATGTGACGGCGGGAGTGACACAGACCCTGATTGGGGCTGGAACCACTGGAGGACATTTTGAATTCGACGCGATTGCGGTGGTGGATGGGTCGAACCGCACGTTTACGTTACAATGGGCCCAGAATACTTCTGACGCTGGTAACACGACCCTGCGCGCTGGGACTTACATGGAATATGCTGATATAGAGCCGTAGGCGAATTGGATGCGATTCACGATTTGCGGGGTTGTGAGCATGAAGGACATGTTGGATGGCATCAGATTACCTATTTGCGCTGGAAATGGCTGGGATGTGCGGTTTTTAGGCGGGACTGGGGATGTTTACCGCGAGGCGCGCAAAGAACGCGAGGTTTTTAGTATTTTGTGGGATGGGTGATCTCGCGGACAAAGAGTATGACCATGAGGGCGGCGATGACTCCCGCGATGGCGGAGCGATCTGTGAAGAAGGCGAGGGCGATGAGGAAGGAGAAAAAGAGGAAGGTGAGGCGGTCACGGTTGATGCGGGACATTTGGCGCTCCAAGTTGTAGAAGTTCTGTGATGTGGGATAGGACATAATCCTTATCGGTTGGAAGGTTGTTTTTATGGGCATAGTAGCCCGCGGCGTAGGGCTTGAACCATTCGGAATGCTCGAACATCCAATATCTTTCTATGATGACTTTGGCCTGGATTTGGAGGTGGCATTTTTGGCAGAGGGCTGGGATGTTCCACCATTCGCAGTTGGATGGATCCATGTCGAGGTGATGGACAGTGAGGCAGTAGCCATCCTCTGGATCGTGGCGATGTCCGCAACGGACGCATTTCCAGCCTGCCAATTCTTTCGTTTCGTTGGCGATCTCTCTCCAGTTTTCCGGATAGGTTCCAATTGATTTTCTTGGCACGTTATTCTCCTGGGGAATGTAGGATTATGAGGCCGTTTTCGTCGGTGGTGAAGGCGAAGCGGGTGATGGAGTCGGCGACTTGCTGGGCGGTGAATTCTGGTTCGTTGTATTCGACGGGTTGCAGGTTGGACAGGAAGTTTACGAAGAATCCTTTGACGCCGTAGAGGAGGATGAGGTTTTTGGCGCAGGGCAGGCAGATGTAGTAATTGGATTTGTACATTTTGTGCCTGATGCACTCGCCGACGGGGAATTGGGAGGCGCATTTTCCGCAGTGGACGGGACGCTGATTGGTGGAAAATAGGGAAAGTCCCCATTCACCGAAGGAGATAAAAAAGTAAAATTCTTCGCCGAGGAGGGCGCGGTAGGTGTATTGTGGGGGTTTCATGGGATAAGTCCTGGGTGGACGAGCTGGACGCCGGAGAGGCGCTTGCGGGTGAGGACGATGTATTTTGGATTGAGTTCCAGGCCGACGTAGTGACGATGGTATTTGAGGCTGACTGCGCCGACAGTGCCTGAGCCGTTGAAGGGATCAAGGATGACATCCCCTACCCTACTGCCAGCGAGGATGCAGGGTTCGATGAGTTCGGCTGGGAAGGTGGCGAAGTGCGCGCCTTTGTAGGGACGCGTGGGGACGGTCCAGACATCACGTTTATTACGAGCGGGGACGCCATCGAGTTCGTGTCCGAGCAGGTTGCCATCGGCATCGAGGTTGCCTGAGTGATCGCGGATGGGTTCGGCGCTTTCGCCGCGATTGCGATGGGAGGCGTGTTTCTTTCCGATGGGAGGCATTTTGCGCGACCAGCGTTCATGCCCATCAACCGCAAGAGACTGCGGTTGATGATCGGTTGGCGCAAAACCATTTTGGTATTTTGGCGAGCCTTTCATTACGGTGTCTTTGCGGCCATCATAATTTGCGGGTTCGAGGATGGCTTGGAAGTCGTAGAAGTAACGCGCGCTCTTGGTGAGTATGAAGATGTATTCGTGGGACTTGGTGCAACGGTCGGTGACGCTTTCTGGCATCGGATTGGGTTTTTGCCAAATGATGTCCTGGCGGAGGTACCAGCCGTCATTGCGGAGGGCGAAGGCAACCATCCACGGGATGCCGATGAGGTCTTTTGGTTTGATGAATGGATGTTTTCCATCAGTGGGACGGGTTTCACCCATCCCACTGATTTGATGATAGGACTGCTGAAGCGTGTCGCGATCTTGATTTTCGGTTGACCATGCCTGCGCGGACGCGCCCTTGCCGCCCCAATAGGAGTCGCCGAGGTTGAGCCAGAGAATGCCGTCATCTTTGAGGACACGCCAGCATTCGCGGAAGACTTCGAGGAGTTTGGCGACGTAGGCTTCGGGGGATTCTTCGAGTCCGATCTGGAGGTCGACGCGGGATGCGCCGCATTTTCCGCAAAGTGATTTATATCCTTCTTGCGCGTGTCCCGTATTCGCCGCTTTTCCAATGGTGGATTTTGATAAAGCCTTTTCTGAAAATGCAGGTGGGTTTTTCAAGTGGTCGCAGGATGGATCACCGCCGACCCAGGAACCAGTGTTGTAATCGCGAAGTCCAAAATAAGGGGGCGAGGTGACGATGCACTGGACGGAGTTATCTTTGAGCGGGATGTGGACGGAATTTGCGCGAGCGATTAGGTAGGACATGGGAGGACTTATATCATCGGGTGTACAACTTGTCAAGGATGAAACCCCACCCCTGCCCCTGCCCATTTTCAGGAACCGAAAATAGGGAGGGGAAAGACCTTGACAGTTATGCAACCATGTGTTTATAATGCTGACGAGGAAAATATTATGACGCCATTGACCAATCAAGAGAAGAGCGCCACTCGACGCGAAGAATTGAATAAGTTGGCGAATGCGCTGGGGTTCCGAACCTGGCGCGTGTTCGAGACCGAGATGAAGAAGCAGTTTGCCGCGAAGGATTTGAAGATCAAGGTTGCATCGGCTTTCATCTGCGGCATGACCTGGAGACCTCCGCAGTAGTTGCCTACCGCGTGGTTGCATCCTCCCCCGGATGGGACGGCCTGTCGTGAGCAGGCCGTCCGACCGGGGAGTTTTTGAAATGGAGTAGTGATGAAAAAACGCAGCGCTGGCGCTGATGCTCGGGAAGTAATTTTCAAGTTTATTGTGAGGCATAAGAAAGCGCATGACGGGAACTCCCCTTCTTCGAGGGAGATTATGAAAGAGTGCGGAATATCTTCGACGAGCGTGGTGCATTATCATTTGGCTGTGATGGAGCGCGAGGGGACGATCCGTTTGTGGAAAGGGAAGACCCGACTGATCGAGGTGGTGGGCGGGGATTGGAAGTGGCATGAGGAGTATATCCAGCCCCACCCCTAGCCCCTCCCCATTTTCACAAACCGAAAATGGAGAGGGGAACGCACAGGAAACGGTTGACATTTAGGCCGAAAGTTGTATAATTATCTTAGCGCTGTGGCAGGCGCATTATTACGAAAGGTCAAAGGAAATGACTTATTTTACCAACCCTATCCCTCCCTCTCTCAGACGGCTTTGGCAAACTGCCACGGCCGCGCAAGCGGTGTCCTTTGACCGCCAGGCCGTCGTAGAGAGGGAGGGATTTTTGCTTTGTGAGGGACTATGAGCGTCACTGTGATGTCACGGGTATTTTGGACTGATCTTTCTGAGTTGAATGCCACCCACAGAAACGGGAAAGGTTATTCGGTTTCTGCTTCGACGGCAAAGTTGATCTTGTTAGCGATGGCAGATAGCGCTGACGATTTTGGGGAGAATAGTTTCAATTCGATTGACACGCTGGCGCAGAAAACAAGCCTAAAGAGACGGAGTGTTCCGCGGGTGATCCGAGCGATGGAAGCCAATGGATATTGCAAATATCGCGGTTTGTCGGTGTATGGAACCAGCAATTATTCGATAAATTTGAAGAAATTGGGTTATGCGCCTGAGCGAAGATCGAAGGTTGGAAGGCCGAAAACTAGTGACTCTGGTAGCAAAACTAGTGACTCTGGTAGCAAAACTAGTGACTCTGAGTCACCCGAATCATCCTTAACACATCCAGTAACGAATAAACAATTGGATACGGCTGAAATGATCTCGAAACGGACAGCGACGTTGACAAAATTATATTGGGATAATATCGGCGCCCCCGCCCCGCTGATGGCTGACCTATTGCGGAATGCGGCGATTGATTATAAAAACGAGGAGTGGTATCAGCCCGCATTCGAGGCGGCGGTGAAGTCGAACGCGAGACATTGGAATTTTGTGGAAGCGGTTTTGAAGGGATGGACGGAACACGAGTTTGGATGGAGACCCGAGAGGAAGTCGCAGGGACGCGGGGCGACGCAAAAGCCGACGGAACGCGCTCCGATTGTGCCCGTGGTGGATGACGGCCGCGAAATGACTCGGCCTGATGTGTTGCGGAAGCCCAAGATACTTGTTGACGCATAGGATAAAACCATGACTTATTACATGCCCCCTGCCCCGCCCGAGATGGAAGCCGCCATTCCTGTTGCGCCTCTTGTGCCGCATAGCCGCGACGCTGAGGAGGCTGTGGTTGGATCAATTTTGATCAACCCCGAAGCCTATTACGAGGTAGATGAATTTTTGCGCGCGGGAGATTTTTATATCCACCGTTTGCGCTGGTGCATGGAGGCTTTCAAGAGCCTGCATGAGCGACGAGTTCCGATTGATATTTTGACGCTGGCGGATGAGTTGGAAGCAAGGAAGTTGCTGTCCGAGGCTGGAGGTCCCGCTTACCTGACCTCCCTGCTGAACCAGGTGCCAACGAGCTTGAACGCGGTGGGGTACGCCCAGATTGTGAAAGGGCACTCGGCGAGACGGAAGATGATCGAAGCGGCGAATCAGATCGCGAAGGCCGCGTACGACACTGGTCAGGATGCGGCGGCGGCGTTTGTGGAGGCGGAGCGGGCGTGGCAAAATACGCGGGCAGAGGCAGATCGTCCTACGCTTATCAACGCACGTCAGATGATGAGCATGGCGTTTGACCGATATAACTCGATTGTGAGCATGGGACGCCCGCCTGGAATTATCACGGGATTGTTGGACTTGGATCGAGTTTTGCACGGGTGCAAGAAGGGCAGATATTACATGGTGGCAGGACGCCCTGGAGATGGGAAGAGCGCACTGTTGTTGACGCTTGCCAGGAATTTTTGCAAGCACGAGGGAAAAAGCGTTTTGTATTTTTCGATTGAGATGCAGGAAAGCACGGACGATGGCGATATGATTTCGGGCGGAGAGCTTTCGGAACGGCTGATCGGGATGGAAGCGGGCGTGGATACGACGGCGATTTCGGATGGAAGATTGAAGGAAGCGGAAGCTCCACTTTTTACGCACGCCATCGAGAAGATCGCAGATTGGCGCTTCACGGTGGACGACGACCCTGGCGTGACGCCTGACCAGATGATGGCGAGGGCGTTGCGGGTGAAGGGCGAGATTGGGCTTGACGTGATCATGGTGGATTATCTCCAGATCACGGAATCGGGAGCGCGGTTTGGGACACGCGCCGAGGAGGTTTCATACCTCTCGAAGCGGTTGAAGCGGATGGCGAAGGAATTGAATGTGGTGATGATCGTGGCGGCGCAGGTGAACCGTGGGTTTGCGGTGCGCGGCGACAAGCGGCTGATCCTTTCGGACTTGAAAGAGAGCGGCAGTTTGGAGCAGGATAGTCATGTGGTGATGTTCATTCAGCCTACGGATAATCTGACGATGAAGGAAATTGAAGTGGCAAAACATCGCGGTGGGAAGGTTGGGAAGTGTGAGTTGTATTATGATGCGCCCTGCACGGAGTTCCGCAATGGGACGCGACGCGATGATGGCGTGCAGTATTGGTGGCAAAAGAACGGTAATGGCCACAATGGAAACGGAAAGCACTAATCCCACCCCGACCCTCCCCCAAGGAAATAACCATGCCTGAATTTACTCCCCCACCCACCTACCCGAGCGGCGTATCGTCTTTGTTTCATGCGGCCGCGGCGGAGCCGACCACGAAGATTGTGATTTGGGCATATTGCCCGACGTGCTGGACTCAGACGGATCAGATGTTTGTGCGCGAGGACGCGCAATTCGAGCATTATATCTGCCTGACATGCCAGATCATCCGTTCGATTGCTGTGAGGTAAAAATGGAAGCACAATCTATTCCCGCGAACGCGAAGCCGATGCACTTTGTTGGGATTGGCGTTGTTTTGGCCGACGAGGAAACCGAGAAGATGGAGATTATGAACGCGCTGTGCGAGGTGTATGACAATGCGCCGCGCGGCTATACCAGGGTTTATGTGCGGATTGGCAAAAACCGCAGGGGTCCGCTCATCTTGAAGGGCGAGCAGGTGCAGTTGACTGCATGAGCAAAGACCCATGGGACGTTTACCCACTAAATTATAAAGTCCCCCGCGGGTCTTTGTCCAAATATCACAATCGGAAAACCGAGATCGACGGCATACTCTTTGACAGCCGCCGGGAAGCGAATCGGTACCTTGAATTACGGTTGCTGGAGAAGGCCGGCGAGATCACGAACCTGGAGTTGCAACCCCGTTTTCGGATGGATGTGAACGGGATGCATGTTTGTGATTACATCGCTGATTTCAGATACCAGGAAGGAGAGAAAACTATGGTCCAGGACGTCAAGGGCGTCCGAACGGATGTGTACCGGATAAAACGCAAACTATTGAAAGCCATCCACGGCATTGATGTTGTGGAAGTTTGAAAAAAGGAGAATTTGTTATGAACGACAATCAAGGCAAGACCAAGTACATCCCCATCCGCCAGAAGATCAACGAGCGCAAGGCGGAACAGCGGAAGCAGAAAGCCATCGGTTTCAGCGATTTGAAGGCCGACTTCAAGCGCAGTCCGATGATCTTCATCGGGCTGGGCGGAACAGCGTTCTTCACGATGTTGATGGGACTCTTCATCGGCCTGGCTCCGCGCATCACGGAGGATGGGTCTTTCATCCTGTTTGGCGGCGCCAATGGCATCGGGAATGTCATCATGGGGCTTTTCTTCGGGTTGCTGTATGCCGCGGTCTTCCCCATTCTGGGGGAATGGGGCGTGTATTACTGGCACAAGCGCGCCTCCCTGCGTGACGAAGGAAACCACATCCAGGCTTGGATTGGCTACACCATGACAGCCATCACAGGAATCTTTGTGGTGGTGACATCGATTGCGGCGGCTACCGTTCTCGCCTCCCTGCTCCACACCTTTGAGGCGTTCCGCGCCATTCCTGAATGGGCGCAAAAGTGGACGGTGTTGGTGATCCCGATTGCGTTGGCTCTCCATGCAGGCGCAAACATTTGGTATGACCACGTTTCGGCCTGGCAGGAGGAACGGCGCGAGATGGAGCGCAGTTTGCAGACGACGACGAACGAATCCGAAAACCGTATCATGCAGGCGCGTCTCGCGGCCAAGGAACGTGCGGCTATCGCGGCGGCGGAAGAGTACGAACGCGCGGCGACCGATGGAGCGCGGAAGGCTGGTACGGAGATTGGTAAGCGCGCGTGGGAGAAGGATCGCCTGACGATGGGCGGCGATGCGGACGGCGACGGAATCCCGAACGTGATGGATAGCGACTTTGAACAGACGCAAGCCCCGACAAAGGCTGCTCTGACGATGCGCCCTATCCCCGCCCCCATCCAGGCGAAGGTTCCCGTTCTCGCTGGCGGCCGTGCTTTCGGCGATAATGGAAACTCGGACCCTATGAAGGGGTAGCCCCGACCGACAATGGGACTACCTGGGATGAAGATGTCGAGTTGTATGTTCCCTCCACTACTTCTCAAAAGGTAGTGGAGGGGATTGAAATGCTTTCCACTACCCAAGACGATGAAGCAGAAGGGCTTTTTGGAAGTAGTGGAAAGCAAAAGTATGTGCAGACTTGGCTGGAGTTCAACTGCCAGGAAGGACACCACTATGCAAAATATAGCACCAACCGTATCCAGGACGGGAAGCCCGTCAGAACAAGGAAACTTGAAGACGGACGCGGCTATCTCGGAACGCTCGGGAACGCTTGGGCGGAAGGAAGTAGTGGCGTCCGGGCAAGAATCTCTGCCTTTGTCAGCCACCACTACCCCAACTGCCACTATCAACAGACCTTTGGCAAGGACCTCGAAAAGTTTGGACTTTCCGATCTTACGCCTACAAGCCTCCCTGCTGGCTGGGGACGTGGGAGCCTGGGCGGGGATACGAGGGGCGAGAGCGAAGTCCAGCACGGTGATCTTGACGCAACCGAACGGCAAGAAGTACAAGGCGATCCGTATTCTGTTGGCCGTGGAAGAAAATGACTTCGAGGTAATGGAAACTCCCGAAGGGATTGATTATGTAGTGGCAGGAACACGCGTAAAAGTAGTGGAAGGTAGTGGAGGCGGGAAATGAGGCAAGCCAAAATTATTGTTTTGCTTCCACTACTTCTCATCTTCACAATGGCGTGTTCGTTCCTGCTGTACGAGTCCCCGCAGAACAACGCGGGGACAGTTCTCATTCGCCCTTCCACTACT